GCGGAGATTGTTCTGCGCGAGCTTGACGACAACGGCCAGGCCCGCGCCATCAATGACGCCATCAAGGAGGCGCTGAAATGAGCCACTATCGCGGAAAGCGCAAGGAAAAGCGGGATGGGTTTGATCGCAAGCGCCAGCCTGTGCCGCAGGAGGAATGATGCGCAAGCGGCACGGCTTATGGCAGTTTCATCATGCCATTAAAGGAAAAGGAATCCGCTGGTGGAGTGATGAACTTGATTATGCCGAGCGTGTAGCTGCCAGGGTGTGTGGGCGTTTGTTTGGAGGAGGGTTTGTGCCCGATGAATACACGGTATGGATGATTGTTAGCCGCTGCGCTTATCGCTATATCAGGCTGCATAACCTAAACAGAAGCGTTGATACATGGAACCGAATCACCGAAGTTATCTGCAAGCGAATTGAGGCTAGACCGCAGACCAGCAAAAAGGTTAGTTACAACGGGCGGACCGCTAGAGGAAAAAGCCTGCTGATTTTTGATGGTGAGTTTTCATTGCCGCGCCCTAAGTTTTTGCTTTGCGAGGTTGAGCAACGACTCAAACAGTTCAAGGAATACCAGCAGACAAGGTGCGATCTGTGCGGCAAGCCAAAACACAAGATGCTTTGGCTGAATGAAAACGGGATGATTGAAAGCGGGTTTGCCGCTTTGTACGGATACCCGCAACGCTACCAGCTAAATCTGTGCGAGAAGGATTACAGCGGTATGCGAAGAATCGCTAGAGAGGCGTACAAGACTGACGAACTTAGACGCCAATTAGGAAAAACCAAACGTCAACTTAATCAACTAAGGAAGCAAAATGAAAGCACCGAAGAACATGCCTGAACTGCGCGAGGCGCTGGGCTTTATCATGGCGGGAGCCATCAATGGCGATGTGAAAGTCGATGAAGGTCGAATGGCATTGAATGCCGCAACTCGCATCATTGAATCACTGCAAGCCGAAACCAGAGCCCGCGCATTGGCCTTTGCGACCAAGCAAGTGATTTCACCTGTAATGCCGCTGACCGGCGCGTTTGTATCTGAACCGCCTGCGCTTGAAAACAAGTAATCAGCGCGGCCAGCTTTGCCGCAAAGTCAGGGCGTCAGAGGCGTAGCCCTGAGCATCGCGCGCCAGCGGTTCAAGTCGTCCTGCACACTGCTCAAATACGGTTGTGAGGGTTGCGGCATGCTTGCGGACGGCATCGCAGGAAGCGCCGGGCAACTGACTGCGACTGGCGGCGAGGTCGTCGCGCAAGCTGTCAGAAGCGACACGCAGAGTAGCAAGCTGGCTCTGTAGCAGGTTCTCGCGCTTGCGTGCGGCTTGCTGGGCATCTGATAGGCGTTTTGCATGTTCCTGTTCCTTCTGGCGGTACTGTGATTGCAGTTCAATGGCTTGCTTTAGCTGTAGGGCTTTTTCAGCGTCCCACTGTGCGCGGACGGCTGCGCGGCCTGACTTGTAGGCCATGCCGTGAGATACAGCGAGGGCGATGGCTAGGCCGATTGCAAGCCATAGGCGGGGGGATAGGAGGGCTAGCATCAGGCCCAACCTTGAGATCGCTGTAAGTATCTTTGCCACATAACCCAACCCGCCGCCCCCACAGCAACAGCCACCAGCACCCACGGGAGCCAGTCGCCAAGGGCTTCACGTACATCAGACACGCTACGGGCCACTTCTGCCGCTGCGGTCGCTCCTGCGGCTATTCCTGAGCCTGCAACGATGGGGCTACGGGATAGGCTGGATTCAGAGTCAACGCGCTGGGGCATATCAAGCGCAGGGCCTTCTACCGGGTCGCTCACATCGTCAGGCATTGGCGTGAGGTACAGCGCAGATTCTGCGGCCCTGCGGCGGGTCAGGCCAGCGTAAACAACACCTCCGGCCTTATTCCACAGCTGGAACGCCCTCGCCGCCGCTTGATGGTCGCCCCGGTTGTGCGCCTTGATAACGCTGGACTTCGCCATGCCTGCGGCCCCAACGTTGAACGCAAAGCACACCAGCGCGTCAAACTCGTTCTGGTTCGGCTCGTTGGTGCACGCACGCATCACGGCGGCTTCGTAGCTTTCAAGCTCACGCGCCAGCCTTCGCTTTGCTTGCTCTTTGGTGATGGTGTCGCCGGGTTGTACGCCTAGCGTGAAGCCGTAGCCGATAGTCCATACGCCTGCTGGGCATAAATACGCTTTGCTTCTAAAGCCCTCAAACTCGCATATCAGGGCAATGCCTTTGGGGGATGTTTTCACAGCGCGTCCTCCCGCCATTGCTCATCCTTGAGCCGGTCAATCACCGTATGCCCCAGCTCTTGCAAGCCCTGTACGGTCAGCATCTTGTTTGCCATCTCCAGCATCACCTGTTGCAGCTTTGCATACTTCGCGTTGCACTCGTCGCGCTCACGCTCGGCAATGTCTAGCCGTTGGTGGACTTCGACTAACTCGCGCTCCAGTCGCTCCACGATGCCCTGCGCTGCTTTGTTATAGGCAATTTCAGCACCGGCTGCGCTGCTGTCAACCTTGTCTTTGTTCGCCCAGGTTCTGAGAGCTACTAAAAACGCCACCACTCCCCCAGCAATCGTGCCGAGCATGGTTGTGCTGATGGGGTCGGTTGTCGGGTCAGCCATGCTCAAACTCCGTGGCTTCTGAAGATTGCAAAAACGCCAACGCGGCCTCAAAACTGATTTCCAAGTAATACCGCTCGCACAGGTGCCGCGCGAAGGTTCCTATCTGCTCTGGGTTCATTGCTAGCTGGGCGCGGTAGGCGTCTACCTCGGCGTTCAGGCGGCAGTCTTTGCACGTCAGGTACTTCCACCACCAGGCCAGGGTGCCTGCCTCACGCATTTGCTCGGCGTGGCGCTTCTCGTGCACCAGCAGCCCGGCGTCGTGGCGGAAGTTGGGGTGAATGAACACCAGGCCGGGGCACAGCGCAAAGCCATCGGCCCAGAACAGCAGGCGGGTGTATGTGACGCGCATTGCGGCTCCTTGAGTGGTTAAGCCACCAGGCACAAGAACTTGTAGTTCGTGCCGTTGATGTTGAAGACTGCGGTGTGGGTAGCCGTTGGGGTTTCCGCCGTAGGCGTTACGTTGACGCGCAGGGTGTCGGTGGTGAGGCCGGTGACGGTGGTGGTCATGGCTCGATCGCAATTTGTTGGGCTGCGCCGCTGGCTAGCACCAGCGCGGTAGTGACCCAGCGCAGCACGTACAGGCCCGCCTCGGTGCGGGTGGCGGTGTTCACCTTGGCCACGCTGTGCATCACGCCCGCCACCGCGCCGCCCAGGATGAGCAGGTATTCGCTAACGATGGGCGCCAGCACCGGGCCGAGCTTGGGGCCAAGCAGCAGGATGAGCACCGCCGTGAGGCCGACAGCGCCGGTGGTGGTGGACGTGGGTTCAGGCATGCGGCGGCTCCGTGGTGGTGGGTGTTGTGTTGTCTTGCTGCGCCACAGCCCAGCGGTAAAGGTCGCTCGGGCTCAGCCGGCGGGTTGTTTCGGGTGGCAGGCCGGTGGCGGCGCCGCAGGACTCGCTGCAGTACCACCAGCGCTGCACGCTCATGCGCCACGGCACCACCCAGCCGAGCAGGCCAAACCAGTCGTAGGGCGCGCCCAGTTGCTGATCCCATTCAGCGATGTGGAGCCTGCCACGCTGACGACATAGTAGTCGCCCTTGGTGCCAGTGCCAGATACGAGTGTCGGGGTGTTCGTGCTTGCATTCCAGGTGCCAACATAGTTGAGAGCACCAATCGCATTCACGGAAGAAGATACTGATTTGAGCATGATTTTTTCTCCTATTGATCAGCCAAGATACTCAACAGCAATGTAGCTGTACGAGGTGGCCGCGCCGTAAATATCGACAACCTTGGTGCCGTTGGACACGGTGATGTATGGAGCGATGACGTCACCAAACGCACACTCCATCGTGGTTTCCAGAGTTAGAGAACAGAATCTGCTACCACCAGAAGGTGCGCTCATGGCGTATGGATTGTTCACAATGTCCCATGTAGCAGCAGGGCTAGTACCAGTCCGCGCAATTTCAAGATCGCAGCGCGTGTGCGCAGCGTCAACATCATATAAGCCAACACACAGCGTCACCTTGTACCTCCCGGCCACGGTCACGGGGAAAGAATTTCCGCCCCAGTTTGTATACGGGTCAAATTTCGTTGTGTTGAATGCAATTTGATACTTGGTGCCATCTCCAGTCACATTCGACAAGTTGGATGCCAGCGTAATCATTGCGCCGGGTTTCTTTCCAAGAACCATGTTCAAGGTCTTGGACTTGTTGGCGACGCCGCCTTTACCGGAAATGCAGACCGTTCCATAAACCCCGGTATCGTTATTGGTAAACGCTTCGTCAATCTTGCCGTCAATGGTTAAGTTGTCGGTGGAGTTGCTGGCGTCATTGGCGACGATGGTGAATGTGCCTGCTGCGCCAAGTGCGTTTAGGTACACGCCATCGTTGATGCCCTTCATCGTAATACCAGCAGCAGCGCCGCTGCCAGTGTCAACGGCAAGGCCGTGAGCATAGAAGTGCATCACCTGGTTGAGCAGGATGGTTTCACCAGCGGTGGTGACATCAGCAGCGCGGCACTTGGTCATGTGGACCGAGCGAACACCGCGGGCGCCGGGGGTGTTGGTCAGCGTTCCGTCGAACACAAAGCCACGCTCCCAGCGGCCGCTGCTCAGGCCATAGGCCAGGATGTTGTGGAACACCATCTCGCCGCAGCGATTGGTGTCAGACTGGTTGACGACTTCGATGGCATTGCCGCCGCTGTAGCCGTTGGCCTTGACGATCAGGCAGTTGAGCAGACCGCCGCCAGTTCCGGTGAACTGAGCGCCACTGCCGTCCCAACGGAAGCACGAGCCATTGCTGTAGTGCTTGAACACCGTGCCATAGGCCTCGTTGGAGCCTTGCGACCCTTCGCACGCGATCATCACGCCCTGCGTGATCGTGAGCCGTCCAGTCAGCTTGTAGATGCCGTTGGGCACGAAGACCGTCTTGTTGTAGCGGGTGTAAGCTGCATCGATGGCCGCCTGTATCGCCGCAGTGTCATCCGTAACACCATCACCTTTAGCCCCAAAGTCCTTCACGCTAACACTCTCGCGCAGCTTGGTTTGCACTGTGGTTGCTACTGCGCCCGTACCGCTGGGCAGATACCCGAGCAGCGAAGACCCGGTACTCGATGCCAAGCTGGCGGCGGTCGCCAAGGTGTTGAGTTTTTCGATGTAGTCCGGCTGACCGGCATAGAACAGGCTGGGCATTTAGATTTCCTCCACTTCGAGCGGCGCGCTGAAGTTTCCAAACATGGGGTGGCTGATGGCCAGGTCGCTGGCCAACTTGCCGTAGAGCTGGTGGGCCTGCTCCAGCTCTGGGTCGTCGTCTTCCGGGAACAGGCTGATGAACACCGGCCCGCTTTTGGCCGAGCCGCGCAGGATGTTCCAAAGCCGGGCGCGGTCTGTTGGCACGATGCGCTCCAGATCGACGGGCAGGCTGCGGGAGACGGTGCCCACGTCGCTGCGCAAGTCCCCGCTCTGGCTGCGGCTGTTGGCTGTGGTGTCGTTCACCCGCGCGGTGGCGCCGTAGCCGGGGTTGTATTCGGGCGACCAGTAGGCCCCGACGATCAGGCGCGCGGCCTCTACATAGCTCAGCGGCTGGTCAACATCAACAATGTCAATGACCAGCTTTTCATAGGCCCCCGCCGTGAAGTACGCGCGGGCGTAGGTGCCACCGCCGTAGCTGAAGGCGTTGACGCCCAGCGGCACGGTGCCCCAGGGCCACAGACCCAGCGGGGAATATCCGCAGGCCAGCACAGTCCCGGTGTCCACAGCGGGCGACACGTCCGCCGAATCGCTGTAGGCCCGCACGCGGATGGTGGCGGTGCTGGTGTAGTTGGTGTATGCCAGACACACCATGTTCATCAGCTCGGCGGTGGTCCAGATGGCGGTGTAGGTGACGCTGGTAGCCGTGGCGCGGTGGACTTCGGCCTTGCGGTCGGTCAGCAGGTTGGCAGCGGCCAGGCTGCCAGACGTGGTGCTGGCCGAGAGGCTGCTGACCCGGTTGGCCGCGTTGTCGTGGAGGATGCGCAGGTTTGCCATGGTGTCAGGCGCTTTCGAGTTGTTGCACGCGGGCGGCCAGCTGCTGCACGGCCAGCACCAGCGGGGCCACCAGGCTCATGTAGTCCACGCCGCCATAGCTGCCCGGCCGGTGCAGTGCCAGGGCGTCGGGCGTGTCGTCGCGCATGAGTTCGGCCACTTCCTGGTAGATGAAGCCGTGGTAGCGCAGCGCCGGGTTGCTGCGCATGCGGTATGTGCGCGGGCGCAGCTGCTGGATGAAGGCCAGGCCCAGCGCTTCGTCTTCAATGTCTTGCTTGAGCCGGGCGTCAGATATGGTCTGGATGACCACCGTGTTGCCGCTGCCCACCGTCTGCACGCCAGACACGGTGCAGTTGAGGTTGAAGCCGCTGCCGGCCACGGTGGCGGTGCCGCTGTCAGTCACCACGAGCTGGCACACATCAGACTCGCTGGCGCCAAAGGCGGCATTCACGGCGCTGGTGGTGACGGGGTTGCTCCAGGTGCCGTCGTTGCGCATGTAAGTGCTGGTGCTGCCGGCGGGAGCGCTGTAGGTGTAGCCGTTCCAGGTGAGCGTGCTGGTCAACAGGGACGGGCCTTGTGCATACAGGGCATAGCCGCCCGCCACGTTCTTTGCGAGCACGCCGATGCCGCTTGCTCCACCAGACTCAGCCAGCACCCCTGTGCCAGAGTTGGCATACGCCGATACGCCGACGCCACTGGCGCCATCGGCCGTGCCGGATACACCAATGCCGGCGGAGCCGCCTGTGCCGGTGGACCACCCGGCAACGCCGATATTATTTGTCTGCGTGACACCGATGACGCCGCCCAGCGCGCCACCAGACTCGTTCGCATAAACAGCCGCTTGCCCGAGCGATCCTGTGTAGGTGCCGCGAAAGCGGGCCGATCCCGTGATGTTCAGGTTGCTGCCGCCGCTGATGTCGCCGGTAAAGCGCACCGCCCCCGTGCCAGCGTCAATCGCAAACGTCTCGGTGCCGCCGCTGTTCTTGCCGAACAACCCGCCCGAGCCGATGAACACGCCCCCTGCCCCGCTGCCGCTCTTGAACAGGTTGGCATTGTTCATCACGATGCTGGTGCCGCTGCTCGTGAGGATGGTGGTCGTCACGTCTGCGTTGTTGCTGGGGCGGGTACTGCCGGTGACGTTGGCGAAGTCTGTGGTGACGTTGGTAGGCCCGGCCACCGTCTCAAGCCGGGTGGCGGCGGCCTGCAGCAGCACGTCGCGGGCGTTCTGGATGGTGGCCATTACGTGTACACCTCAATGTCTACCCGGGCGGCCATCAGGTCGCGGGAGATGGCGACGATCTGCCCGCTGACGCCGCCGCTCAGGCCAAAGCGGGCGCTGGTGAGCGTGGCGGCGTTGCCCAGCTCGGCCAGCATCAGGTCGGCATAGTTGCGGCTGGCAAACACGGTGCGCTGAACTTTGCGAAGGTCGCGCCTGCGGTCGGCCTCGGTCTGTGCGTCGGTGGTTTTGAGAAGGAGCGTGTCTTCCTGCACGGCTTCGTCGCTGAGCTTGTAGGCGGTGGCCACGGTGCCGTCTGTGCTGGTGACGGTGAGCCACTCTTTGGCGTACAGGTCTTTGTGCTCGGCAGGGATGCCGGTTTGCAGCGCGGTCTGTACCGTCCAGTTGCGGCAGTAGCCCAGGCGCACCGCCGGGCGCACGGGCACGCGCTGCGCAATCTTGAGGCTGTCTTGCACCATGGTGGTGTCGTTCACGGCCACGGCGGTGCCGGGCGCGGGCAGGCCCAGCTTGATGAGGCGCAGCAGGCCGGTGGCGCTCATGACCACCTGCGCGCCCACGCTGGCGGCGAGCTGCTGGCACACGGCCAGAACGTTGGCACGCTCGGTCAGGTACACGCCCACGGGCTGGGGGTGGGCGGTGTCAAAGTCGCTGAGGTTGGTGGCGTCGAGGTCGCCGCTGTCAAATGGGTCTGTACCGTAGCCGGTGGCCAGGCGCTGCACCAGCTTGCTGACGGTGTTGCTGTAGGTGCTGGGCTTGTCGCCCTGGGCGCTGCAGGTGATGGTGCCCTTGAGGGCTGCGCTGAGGGTGAACTTGCCGGTGCTGACGCTCTCCGTCACGGCCACGACAACGCCGTTGTCTCGTACCTCGATGAAGTCTTCCATCGCGCTGCTGTGGACCTGGTATTCCAGCGTGGCCGGGTTTGTCAGAAGTGGCTCTATGTTGTGGCACTCGCCCAGCAGTACGGGGATGAGGCGGTCTTTGTTGGCGGTGCTGCCGCCGAGCAGCGTCTCGGTGACGGGCGTGTTCAGGCGCTGGAGCTTGTCGCGGATGACCAGATTCAAGACGTTGCGGTCGCGGGCCTGCAGGTCTTCAATGATGCCGTCGAACATGAGGCGAAAGTCCGCCCGCTCCCAGCGCATGTCGCCCAGGTAGACGCGCACCTCGCGGTTGCGCCAGATGTAGCCGAGCCAGGCGTCCAGGTCGCCATTGGTGTTGTCGATCTCGATGTCGCTGAAGGCGAGGCTGGCGCCCTGCCCGTCCAGGCTCAGGCGCTCGTTGATGACGCAGCCGCCGCTGATGACCGGCAAGTAGGTGGTGTGGGCGGGCGTGTCTGACGCGCCGGTGACGTAGCCACGGCTGCTGAGGTAAAAGTCCGTCTCGGTGCTGCTGACCTTGGCGACGGCTTCCACCAGCACGCAGCGCAGCGCGCCCTCGCTCTTGAGCCAAATGAGGAAGTCCGCATCCGTCATGCGAGCACCGGCACGGTTTGGGCTGCAAAGCTGGCGCGGCTGGTGGCACCGGCCACGCCGTCTACCGTCTTGCCAGCGGCGCGGTCTGTGGCGTCGTAGGTGGCGGCGACCAGGGCGCGGCCTAGTTGCTCCACGGTGCCGCGAAGCTCACGGATTTCAGCCTTGAGCGCAGTCGTGTCCATGCCGCTCATGGCCGCGCTGATCTGCTGCTGGTTCCAAATGCGGGCCGGGCCTGTCGCCTCAATTTCCCAGCCGCGCTCTCCAACCATTCGCAAGCCGCCATTGTGCATTCCGCCGCTGGCGAAAGCGGGCAGGCGGCTCTCGTAGCCCGTTCCGGCAAGTGCAGCCAGTGCGTCCGCGCGGTTAATGCCGGTGATGGCAGAGGCGGTGGCGAAGTCTTGCGACGTTGCCCCGCCCATGATGGCCTTGATAAGCTCGTTTTGGAGCTCCTGTAGCGTGAAGGTCTTGCCGTTTTTGGTGTAGACCGTGTTGCCCAGACTTGACGCACCGCTGGCGCTGGCGTACACGCTGCCAGCCTCGGTTTTGATGCGCTCCCCAGTGACGCCGCCCGCCAGCGCGCCGATGCTGGCCGCGCCGGGGTTCAGGCCCGCGCCGATGGCCGTGGTGATGGCGGCGGCCAGGCCGGTGAGCGCGGCGGGGATGGTTAGCACGCTCTGATTCAGCACACCGAGCGCGTCAAGCTGTAGCTGTGCCACGTCTGCCCCGGCCAGGGCGCTGGTGGACAGATCGGTGAGCAGCTGCTGGGTGTAGGCAAAGTCGCTGGTGAAGCCTGCGCCGCTGGCGTTGTACGTGGCCGACGCCTCCAGGAAGGCCGACACCAGGCCCTGCACCTGACCCTGGGCGTTCTGGTCGCCGGTGCGGGCCTTGCTTGCCACGGCGTCGAGCTGGCGGCGGGCCTCTTCCAGCCGCTGGCCAGGCGTGAGGGTGGACAGGCTGCCGAGCAGCAGGCCGTCGCGGAACTCGCGCAGCGTGCGGCCATAGTCGCGCAGGCGGGTGACGGTGCTGTCAAGCTGGCTGACTTCATTCGACCGGGCGTTGCGCACGGCCTCGTACGCCTCGTTGACGTTGCTGAGCAGCGCGGCGTTGGTTTCCTCGATGCGCTTTTTCAGGTCTTCCTGCGCCTGGATCTGGCGCAGCAGCGGGCGCAGGGTTTCGTCCATCGCGTCCAGCTCGCGGGCGCGGGCGCGGGCGAGGTTTTCGGCCTCGGTGCTGCTGAGCTCGAGCAGGCGCTCTTCCAGCGTGCGGGCGGTGGTCAGGCGGGCCAGCGCGGCGTTGATGGCCGTCACGTCGCTGGTGTTGGCATCGACTTCGCGCAGGTATTGCTGGTACTTGGGTTCGAGCGTGTTTTTCAGCGCAGCCAGCGTGATGCGGGCGGTTTCCTCTGCCCATGCTGCTGCCAGCTCTTCACTGCTGCGGCCCACGTTTTCATAGTTGCCCACCCTGTCCTGACGGCTGTACAGGGCGCGGTCGCCTTGGAACAGCGCGGTCTGGAGCTGGGTGAGGCTGTCGCCCTGCGGATCCGCTGCGCTGAAGCCGCCGACGCGCAGGCCGGTGGACTTGACGCCAAACTGCGCCAGCGTGGCGGCCACGGTGGCCTGGATGGTGGCGGCGTCACTGGCGCCGCCGATGGTCTTGGGGCCGCCTTTGTTGTTGTCCAACAGGCTGGCGATGGCCAGGGCGCCACCCACCCAGGGGAGTGCGGCGCGCGCGGCGCCCAACAGGCCGGCGGAGGTGCCGCCGCTGGTGGCAAAGATGCCGGAACTGCCCAGGAAGCCTTCAAGCCCTGCCCCCATTTGCGCAGCGGTGGAGACGGTGGCGCCGCCCCCGCCAAACAGGCCGCCCAGGCCAGCGATGCCGCCCCGGTTCAAAAAGTCGCCGCCGCTGATGAGGGTGCCGAGGGGGTTGCTGCCGCTGCCAAACACCTGCCCGGCCACCGTGCTGATGGCCGGGCCGCTGGCGCCGGTGACGTTGGCGGCCAGGTTGAACACCCACTTTTTCACCGTCATCTGGTACAGCAAGTCCAGCAGCGTGGCCTTGAGCGTGTCGCGCAGTTTGCTGAAGGCGTCTTGCCCGCCTTCAAAGATGTTGGTGAAGGTCTGTTGCGCGGTGCGGTCGATGCTGTTCCAGACGTTCTGGAAGTCGTCAATCTGCTTTTGCATCGCGGCGCGGTCGCTCACTGCCTTGCTCATGGCCTCGGCCAGCTCGGTGTATTTCAGCGTGGCCTTGTCGATGCCGGTGGCCTCCAGCTGGCGCAGGGCAATTGCCTTCTCGCGCTCTACATTGGACAGACCCATCAACGATAGTTCAAACTGCGCCTGCTTCACCATGTCCTCGGCGGATTTGATGACCTTGGCGTCTGTCTCGAATTGCTTGCTGCGCGAGTCGATCAGCTCGTCAATGACCTTCTTTTCTTCTGCCCACTTTTCGATGAGCTTTTTGGCGGCATCCTCTTGTTCTTTCTGCTCTTTCTTGAAGGCGGGCTGTTGCGCCAGCAGGTTTGCCTGTGCTGCGGTCAGTTGCTCAAGGGTGATCGCGCCCTTGGCATAGATGGTGTTCAGGCGTGCCCAATCGGCAGCGAAGGAACCAGAAAGGCCCGCCAACTCGGCCAGCAGACGGGCTTGCTCTTCAAGCTCTTTGTTCGCAGCCTTGGCACCCGCCCCGCTGTCCACAAACGACTTCAGCACGGCGTCTGAAAGGGTTTGCGCGCTGCGCTTGGTTTCTTCGGCCTCGCCGCGCGCGGTCTTGCCAGCGCTCATCATGCGCTGTTCCCAGGCGTCAAACGCGACGCGCCGGCGCTCGGCGTCGGCCGTCATGTCGCGCCCGATCTGCGCGGCCTGCGAGAAGTTGCCACTGCCGAACGCCACCGCCTGCGCAGCCATACCGCCAATCTCCACGGCAATTCCATGGATGACGAAAGCCACGTTGCCGCCAATCACAATTAGCGCGCGCAGTGTCTCGGTCAGGATGTTGAATGGCGTTTCGGTGTTGTTGGCCGATGCTGTGACATCTGTCAGGCTTTTCACCAGCTCGGTCAGCAGCGGCAGCATGTCGCCGGCTAGGTTGGACGCCGTGCCCATCAGGGCCAGCTGCAGTTCGGACATGGAATCGTTGAAGGCGTCGGCCATCTGCGCGTCAAGCGCAGTGATGCCAGCCAGGTCTTCGCCGCGCGCCACCATGTCGCCAATGGCCTTGGACCCCTCGGCCAACGCGGGCGCGGCGCTTGCCCAGCCTTTGCCAAGCGCCTCTGCGGCCACGGCTGCGCGCAGTTGCGGATCTTCAATGCTGCGGAAGATGTCGGACAACTGCTTGAATGCCTCCAGCGGGTCTTTTGCTGTGATGCCGATCTTGGCGAACTTTTCCGGCGCCTTTCCCATCTCCAGCGTGAGCTTGTTCATAGCCTGGGCCATGCCGGTCAGGTCGCTGCCCGTCTGCTTGGACATCAGGCTGATACCGGCCAGCTTGCTCACCGCGATGTCGGTGGTCTTGTTCAGGTCGTTCAGTTGGTCCTGAAAGTCAATGGCGCTTTTGATCCATGTACCAAACGCGGCGGCGCTCAGGCCGCCACCGATGCCGCCCAGCGCACCGCGCATCTGTGCGGCAGCGTCGTCAAAGCCACGCGCGGTACGCTGGACAAGGCCAAGCGCTTTGTTCATGTCCTCGCGCAAGCGGGCGACGTCGGCCGCCAGAGATATTTCCAAGGACCCGGCGTTCACGGCTGAGCCCCTTTTTGTGCGGCGCGGCGGGCAGCAGACCAAGGTCTGCCCTTCTTCCCCGCGCTTAGTTTCGCGCGAACCTCGGGACTTGCCATAGCTGCGGCATGGGCGGCCCTCTGCGCATCAGATTGCGGCTTGCCCGTAAGGGCGGCGCTGATCTTGGCGCGGCGCTCGGCACTGACTGATCGTCCACGATGGGCGGAACCGATCTTTTCTCGGGTTTCGGGGCTGCATGGCCGACCGGTCAATGCTGCCGTGACCTTTGCTTTGAACTCTTCGGTTCGGACTCGGCCACGGTTGACCCCGTCCAACTTCTCGCGCGTTTCTTGCGACCACTTTCGACCGCGGGCCTTCTCGGCGATTTTCTTTCGGGTCTCTTCACTGTGCGTGTAGCCAGCCCGCGCCGCAATGATCTTTTCAACCGTTTCGCGTGGAAGCGGCTTTCCCCTGCGCAGGTCAGCGCTTCGCTGCAACACATGTGCCGCAGGAGGTGTGCCGCGCTTCTTTTCCGAGATACGCTTGCGTGCGTCCTCAGAAAGCGTATGACCGCGGCTCTTCTCCGCGATCTTGGCGCGCGTTTCAGCGGAAGGGACTACGCCAGACGCGCCCTCCCCGCCGTCACTCATGTTGCACAGCGGGTGCCCCATGTCCCGGAAGCACGCGATCAGCAGGCGCTCGTGATCGAAGGCTTCGGCTTCGGTTGGCCAGCGCGCCGCGATATCCACCTTCAGCCCGTGCTTGGCGGCAGTACGCACCCAGCGCTGATTCCTGCCCTTTGTGGAATGTGCGCGCGCGCCTTTCCCCTTGCCAACATAGAACACCTTCCCGTCATCGACACGGGTGTGGATGTACGTATAAAAGCCTGCGTTCATGGATTTCCTTCACATCGCCCGCAACGAATCCCGCATTGACTGCGCGGCCTGCTGCTTCGCTTTGGTCATGTCGATTTCTTCAACCCGGTACGGTGCCGGGCGCGTGCGGTCGCTGGCGCTGTTCAGTTCGGCAACAAATGCCTGCGAAAGCTCGCGCAGGGTCTGCGCTTCCAGACGCGTCAGGCGCAGGCCGTTGCAGTGCTGCCAGTCCCTGATTTCCGCGTTGCTCAGCGGGACAAGACCCTGCCCCGTTTGCATGCCAGGCCCGGCGTCGTACAGCCACGCCAGAAACCTGTGCCCGGCCAGCACCGGGGGCATCGGGGGACTTATGCCGCTGTCCGTCATACGGGTCATACGGCTGCGCCGATCTGGCGGCGGTGGCTTTGCGCTGCCCTTTGGCTCGGGCGGGTCCGGCACGGCGCGAAGCCACGCCATCTGCCGCACGTGCAGGATCAGGTCTGCGCGCTCGGCGGCAAAAAATTGGCCCAGTCCCCCTGGAACTTCAGCACCTGGTTGGTGATGTAGCCCAGCTTCGTGTTGCCGTAGATGTCAGCCGCAGACACCGGGAAGTTGCGCACTTCCTTGGTGACGGCTGCCAGCTTTTTGATCTGCGCGGCGCGGCGCTCGGCCACTTCGTCCTTGGCGGTCTTGCCGCGAAGCGTCTGCATCATGCGTTCGCTGTTCACGCGGTCAATTTCGACCTGGGCCTTGAAGTCCTGCTCGGAGCCGGGGCCGTACAGCTCGATCTGCACGGGCTGGCCGTTGTGGATCATGGGCTGGCCGTTGGGCAGCACCACGTCCATGACAGCGGTGTCGGATGCCTCGAACTGGGCGATGTCGAATGCGGTGGCCGGGTCGGCCTGGATCTGGGATGCGTTCATGAGTTTTCCTTTCGCGGGGAGTTTGAAAAGCCCGTACCCAGCCCCGCCTCCCCCGCGAAGGAGAGAACGGGGCCGGGTCGTGGCAAGGGGTTGGCCTGGTGGCCGGGGTTTATGTGGCTGCGACGATCACTGGAGCGCGGCAGACTTCAAAGTCCACAGCGATCTTGCGAACGTCATCCACAGCGCCGTCCTGGAATTCGCGCTTGCTGACCAGCACGTCCAGGTAATGGATTTCCGCCGTGGATTCACCAGCGCGGGTCGGGTAGGTGATCTTCACGGAGTAGCGAGCCGTCGATTCGGCGGCCGCCTCGATGATGTCCTGGCCGGCATCGCTGGGCATGTTGCCGATCACCAGGTTCATGGTCCCGTAATTCTTCGAGCCCTTGAACTTTTGGACGACCGAATTGGCGATGGCCGTGAACGTGGTGACGTTCGCGGTAACGCCGTGGTTGCCGAAGTTTTCGATTTCGCCCACGGTCGTGTAGGTCATGCCCGTGGCTCCGTAGCCCGCGGCGTTGTAAGTGGCGGGCAAGCTGGC